CTTGTTGCGTAGCAGTGCAACTTCGTTGATAATAGTTTCAAAGTCAATAACTTCATCTTCTCCGTCCACATACTTTTCTGCATCACGACTTGTTAGCGCACGAGCATATCCTTCCAAATACTTTTGAAAATGCTTGCGTCTTATCTTGCGCAGTTGTATGTTTAAGAAGTTTAGTACTGCTTCAATTTCTTGTAATTGATTGAAGCGATGCTCTGTGATACCAGGTAAGGCACTGATGTTACGTTCAACAATGCCTTTTACACCACATTCATGTTTTGCTTCTTCAAGTTCACTTTCATAATATCCAATGAACTGTGGAATTTCTGCAAGATTGTTTACAACTCTGTTATACCATTGACTCAATAGTCTTCATCTTCGTATTCGAAGTCCTCTTCAGGTTCGCCAAGTATATCTTGCACACTTGCTTTGATATACTTGTCTAAGCCTGCCAGTCTATAAAGTTCTTCCTCGTCAAGCAATTCTTGTAGATCATCTACTAGATGATCAGTTGCTTGTTGCATATCTTTTTGCGATATGTACTGTTTCAAAATAGTATATACATTTTTAACTATTTCTTCATGCATCTGTGTTTGCTTCCTCAAGTACTTCGCCTGTTTCTGCATTTACAACATCACCGTTTGGTGCTGTAATAGTAGCAGGCGCATCCTCTATACTTAGCAAATCTAGGTCAGAAAGATCTTGCATAATTACTTCAAGTTTGTCTCCAGTCCAGCCTTTGCGGAATTCTAGCATTTCTTCTCCAGCACTCGTAGTATACTTAAGACGATTGCCTTGCTTTGTAAGTAGACCTTTCTTTTCAAACAAATCTAATAGTCCACTGTAAGGATCCATGCCAGTCTCATATGGAATCTTAACTTGTACACCTTCAAAAGGTTTAGCGTAACGTGTTTTCATAACCTTACAAGCCGCACGAATACCCATTACATCGCTGATCTTGTTGCCATCGGCATCTTCTTTAAGTTTTAGTTTACGCATAGCAACCACAATACTACTAGCATAGATAAAGCCTTGACCACCACTAATCTTATCATCTGGATCAAACATATCCTGCGACGCATAAGTGTGGTTAGTACACACCATGCCTACATTGTAACTACCAATCATGTTAACTGTGTTACGAACAAGTGCAGTCAATGCCTTGGGCTTACGACCCATATCACCTTTCATGTCACCCTTGTCAAACTGATCAACGTCGGTGGGCGTTAGCAACATACCCAAACTGTCAACTACAAATAGCACTTTAGGACGTTCTTCTTCTGCCATTGCTTTGTAGTCTTTCATAAATGTTGAGATTGTTTTAGCAACATCGTCAATCATACTCATACTAAGTTTAAGCAGTTTGCTTTCGTCTGTGTCTACACCCAGTGCTTGTAGCCATGCTTCGTCTAGTGCGTTCTCACTGTCAATTAGTACTACAAAGATACCTTGCTCTTGTGCATTTTTAACAATGTTGCCACTTGCAAAATAACTTTTACCTGCACCAGATTCACCAGCAAACACTGTAACTTTGCCCATAGGCACACCTTTGCGGAAATCCCCACTAATAAGATAGTTAAGTGCATAACTGCCTGTGCTGATCCAATCAGTAGGATCATTAAAGCCAATGCTTAATCCATCAATGCTTTTTGTAATATCTTTTCTAAATTTGCTTACGTCAAACGGCTTTGCCATAGAATTACCTTTCCTTGTAGAATGGACGAGCAGTATATATACTGCTCGCCCTTACTTATGCCTTATGATTGGCGGTTACGGATCATCGCAAGGATGTCTTCTGCCCGCTTACTTTCACCAGCAGGTGCTTCTGCAGGTGCTGCCACAGTTTCAGTTTGTGGAGCAGGAGCAGGAGTCTCTGCTACTGGTGCAGGAGTTGGTGCCGGAGCAGGTGTTTCTGTTGGTGTGACTGCCGCAGACGTATCTGTTTTTGAGGAGCCAGCAGGAGCATCAACGCCGTATGGACGATAGTATTGACCCCAACGTTCTACGTCGTAAGGTTGTCCATCTACACTTGCTTCGAACATCTCTTTAATGCACTGCAATTCTACTTCAGTAGGTTTTTTAGGAAGGAAGTCACTAAGTGTATTAAGACCATGTGTCTCAATAGCCGCCATTTGCGACTCAGTTAGTGCAGTTTCCTTACGAGCCCACTTACTGGTGCTATAATCTGCGTACTGACCCTTAGTAGTCTTTGTGATACGGAAATCCAATCCATTGGTATAATCAGTTGGAAGTTCCTGGATATCCGGATCCATAAGTGCATCTTTAATCAAGTTAAAGATACTTGGTGAGATAACAAATCTGCGAATTGGATTCTCAGGTGTGTTATCTTCTGCCATTGGGTTTTCATTAATAAAGCCTTGGAAGATGTAACTACGCTTCTTCCAGTACTTGCGACCCATTTCTTCTAGACTTGAATCTTTGAACCATCCACGCACTTCTGTGAGGATTGGACAGGTTTCATTCCACATCTCAACACATGGGACTTGAACCACTACTGGCTTGCTATTCATATCGCCCTTAACACCGTTAAAGGGTAAACGAATCATTAGCCTTTCAGCCCAAAAGAATGTGTTGTTAGGATCGCCATCAGGTAGGAACCGCACTGCTGCAGTACTGCCTTCTGGGATATTCCAATGTGGGAAAATTGCGTTGTCGCCGCCGCCTGTACGCTCACCGCGTGTTTCTTGAGACTTTAGTTTTGCTCTAATTTCTGCCAAAGATGTTGCCATAATATTTTCTCCTATATGTGCCTATTTTTTTAGCCTTGTATGTGCCTATTCACATACTGTAGATACAGTATATGCATTTTTATTTATCAAGTCAATAACTTTTTTGTGATTTTTTTGACATAAAAAAACAGGGCCTGAGCCCTGTTTAGTTAGTAGTGTGTTGGTTTACTTTTCTAAGTCTTGTAGTTTGCGTAACTGTCTTGCAACAATACTTCTTGGTGTGATTTGGTATCCCTCTTCGCCTTCATGTATGCCGTGGTTGCTCTTAAATTTTGACCCTACGCCTGCCATTGCCTTCATTTTCGCAATGCTTTCCGCCACTTCGTCTGCCTCTGGTAATTCTTCTGTTGTCTCTTCTACACTTTCCTGCATATCCCTACGGATGCTATCAATATCACTATCACTTACCATTGGATGCATCTTTTTAATTTCTTCATTACTTGCACCGTCACTAATCATATCTTCAATGTGCATTGCAAGGTCTCTCATTTTGCCTTCGTTCTGTACAGCGATATCTGAATCACCGTCACCGTCAATGTCAACCATCATCCAGTTATCACCTTTTGGATCCATGCTATCACAAGGACAATCTGTTGTAGGTTGTCCTAGCATATCACCACAGTGCTTGCATTTAAGTGTCATCATGCCTTCTGTTACTTCAACATCTTCACGCTTGTTACCAAATGTTCTTGGAATAGTCATTTCGCTGTCATTGCCATCAGACTTAATTTTGTCTAGTGCCATTTTAATTGTTTCACTGTACTTTGGATTTTCCCAATCAGTGTGATCCATCATCCAACCAATAATAATTGGTCTAGCATCACCTTCTGGATCTTTGTCACCTGCAACACCCAGGTCATCCCATAATTCATCATCGCCTATTAGTCCACCTAGTGCATTAATAGCATCTTCACCGCCATCGCCTAGTGCAACAGGATTAGCCATCATTCCAGCAATTTTCATTGCATCTGCTTCTGTTTCAGGTAGTGCCCATGTGCCTTCTGAAATCATGTCCATACGCTGTGCATATGACTCAAATGTTATGCCTTCAGTTTTATCTTTGCCGTATAAATCTTTCTTAGCCTTGGGTGCCTTCTTTGCTATCTTACCCTGTAAATACTTCTTTGCAATTTTGAAAGCCATTACCTGCTGTGCTGAATCGTCAAGTTCAATGTCACTAAGTGCATTTGCTGCAGCATCATTTGTCATATTGTTTGACAAGTATTTCATAATAGCAACTAGAATACTGCGATTCTTTCTGCCTGCATCCATATCACTGTTCTTCATAAATTGCATATAGTTGTCAAGTTCAGCAATATCTGCTGGATTATCATATACTTCAATAGGTTCATCGCTGTTAGCAAAATCAATTAGGTCTTGCATATTTGCTTCCTGAACTTTTGCACGTTCTTTCATTGCTCGTCTCACACTAGGTAAACTATCTGTGAGGCGTTCGTCGTAAACTTCACGAGTTAGTTTTGTTTTAAGATCTTCTAAGTCACCTTCTTCTTCAACTTCTTGTGGACTCCAGTTTTCAAAATATTCTGCATACCCGTTTGCAGACGCCAGTGTCTTTAGGGTATCCTTTAGTCCATAGTAGCGATCAGTTGCCGCTTCAATAATTTCATTCTGTTCATCTGTAGCATAATCTTCACGTTTAATTGCACGGACAAATGTCTTAAGATTCTGCATTTCTGTCATAATCTCTACAATGTGCTTGCCACGATCATCACGAGTGTGCCCTTCGTTGCTAACATGGCGTGCCATTGCTCGCGCTCCTGGCAGGTAGTTGTTAGCAAATTTAAAGCGTTCGCCTTCTGCATTCTCAATGTAGATAGCACTGATATTGCGACTTCTCGCACCCATCTTTGTTTCGTCTACTGTCTTACTATGTTGAATAATAAGTTTTGCTGTGCCTGTTTCTAAGAAACTTTTTTGGCTTGTTCCGTGTAGTTTGTTTTCCATCACTTCGTCCTGGCTACGTTGTGTTAAAAACTGATAATCTTTTTTGTCCAGTCTTTCTTTTGTTACATTATGAGTTTCATAGTTTAACATATTTCTAGCACTAAATTTACTCAGTTCTTTTAAAAATCCATACCAAGCATCTGCAGTACTGCTATCTGCATCCTCTACCATACTATTAGGAAAGTATACTTGTAGAATACCTTCTTCGTTAAGGCTTATTGTTACTGCACCAACTGGTAAACTTTTGTGTTTGAATTGAAATTCAAAAAACTTTGCTTGACTAGGATCTGTTGTAATAGCGCCATTTTGGTCCCCCAACCTAAGTGTGCTAACACGACTACGGATCTTGTCAAAAAGTTCTTGTGATATGTTTTCTACTGATCTCATGTATGTATTTATGCCTACACCATAATGAATGGTTCAAAGGTTAAATCATCACAAAAGGCATCGGTTCTATGTCAAAGTCGTCTCCGTCACGAATATGACTGTCTAGTTCAGGGTTATAACTTTTCAGTGTTTGAGCCATGCGCATTACTAGTAGTGTTGCCATTACTAGATCATCTGTATCACCTACTTTTGCACTATAACTATTGCCACTAGCAATAAAACTTTTCATTTCACTAATAAGCATTTTACTGTTGATTTTTACTTTGTCTGTTTCTACTAGTGTTTTGAACTTAGCACATACAGCAAGTTTACTGCGGTGTGTTGTGTTAAAGCCTCGTCTATACACTCTTGCATTGCCGTGACTTTTTGGCTCACTTAGGAAAATACCAGGTATGTTTTCTTCGCCTATTTCTGCTACACTCTGCAGTGCTGCTTCACCAATTGTGTTATTTTCTATACTGTAATACACACTATTATTGTCGCCACATTCTTCTGCAAGATACTTGTTAATATCAATCAATATGCGAATTTGTTGAGGTATAGGAGTTTTGTTATGACTCCATTCGCCTACTTGTATCATGCTTGGTACTTCAAAAATTTCAATAGCAGCAGGATCGCCGCCTGTGCCTAAACTAGGATCTAATCCTACTAGATATGTTTTACCCTTCTCGGGCTGTTTATACCAACGTACTTTGCCGTGTCTAAAAAGTGGATCTGTGCCATACATATTTGTAAGGTGCATGCTATCAACTAGTGTTTCGTCGTAGATAATAAATTCGCAATCATGCTCTCGTCTAAAACGTTCTTCACCAATGCGTCCTAGTTCTTCTTGTTTCCAAGTATCATCTCTGTCTGGATGCTCCCACCAATAACTGCGGTATGCTTTGAAACCATTAACACCAATATCTGTTTCAGCACCATCTTCATCAAATGTTTTGTTGGCATCACGCCAAATAGTAGCAAACTGGTCTTCGTCACTGTTAGGTGTGCTTGTAATAATAGCCTTACCACCTGTTGCTAGTGTTGGAGAAATACTGGTCCAAAACTCACGGGCAATGCTAGGACGCACAAACGCAAACTCATCACAGTATAGCAGTGTAATACTCATGCCTCGTCCAGTGTTGTCTGTTGTTGCTTGTGCTACAATACGGCTACCATTATCAAAGTCTATACTGCCTTTGTTGTAACTGGTAACACCAGCACGGATATGATCAGGACATAGTTCATATGCATAGCGTATACGTTGCATAATCT